ATTTTCACCACGTTCAGAATAGTATTGAGGACCATATTCTGATTTCTTCTCAATCTTACCATCAGAATTGCGGAATGAATCATCAGTCCAGCAGACTGACATATCACCACCGTCAATCAATTCTGCTACTTTCTCCTTCGTATTGTAGTGCGACTCAAGTGCCCTACCCAACCAAGAAGGATAAGAATCATAATGATGATAAACAGAAAGAATAGAGTCATCGCTTAGTTGGAGTCCGATTCTGCCGCGTGTGCCCATTGTGAGAGAGTTTAGAGTGAGTGTGGTGGGTGTCCCCTCCACTCCTTTAATATACACGAAAAAGGGAGGTCTGAAACCTCCCTTGTGCCACTACGTCAACTGTCCACTCGCCTGTTCTTTATATACTTCAAATCACTCCAAAAACAATTATGACATACTACTAAGATATGAATCTTCTTATGCTTTTCTTCTTTTGTATATTCACAGTTAGGTTTATCCTTTACACCAGTCTCAATTGTGATATAATTATTATCAACAAAATAAACCCAACCCTCATCAATATGTCCTGTTGATCTTTCCCACCTTACGTAGTCATCAATTTTTGGAGTATAAAGCATGTTCTAAAGGATTGAGGTTTATTTGCATACTAGTGTAAGGAGTTGTATTTTTAATATCAACTACCTTTCCAAGTTTCTTTGCATTGATTGGGGCAAAATACTGTCGCTTCTTTGCATTGAAGAATCCCCAGATAGTGCAAACAGGATCACTACTATAGACATAATCTTTATGGTGTTGTAACCAAATTGCATGTACATTAGTTTTGAACTGTTCAACTTTGTAAGAGTAATTGTCTGGGGATTGATGTGGAAAATCAGCAGGGAGTTCAAGCATCTGGAACCGCTTTAATATGGTTTGGATTGTAACCTTCTGCTAGAAGTGATTCTATGCGGTCGGTACACTGTTCTTTAGTAAGTTTCACACAGTTTGATTCTTCAATGTTGTTCCATCCTGTAGTCTCAAGGATGATGATTTTCCAAAGTTTAGTGTCAGTCATTAGTTTGTATTGGTAAGAACATTGACGCCCATAATACGTGCGTTAGGGTGTTGAGCAAGTGCTACTTCTTTTGCTTCTTTGTAGTCCTTAGCAAGACATTTGACGCTAAAAACCTTACCGGACACATAGCATTTTACATCGCATTGCATGGAACTTGCTCCAATTTGTACCTACTATTATAGCATAGTTTTTGGGGGAGACAACCGGACAATAATATCATTACCATCCTTTGTAACGTTTGATACCCTGTAACCCTCTGCTAGTTTGTCTTTGTCGTGGTTAATCAGCGACTTTATTTCGTGGCAATTATAGCACAAAAGTTGGCACTTTTCAACCTCTGGTATAAGTTTCTCCGTACTATAATCCAGCGATTTGCCTATTGTAAAACTCTTTTGTGTTCTATCAATGTGGTCAAACTGTAAGTTCTCAGTGGTGCCACACCCGACACATTTGCCCCCTAAGTGTTCTAAAAGGATTTTCCTGCGTTCTTGTCTGCGGACACGCTGTGTTACCACTCGCTTCGCTTTATGCTTTTGATATTGCTCTTTATTCTTTTGTTGGACTTTCTCCCTATATTCTGGGTCATTTGTATATCTGTCTCTATCTTTTGCTGCTCTATCAACATTCTGCCTAGAATTACGATTGATTTCGTTCATCCTCTCTTTGTTCTCTTGTTGATACCGACGCTGGTATTCTGCTCTCTTTGCTGGGTCTTTATAGGGCATAATAGTTTAGGGATTATATAGGGATTATACCATATTATTTATACAAATACAACCCCTATCTGCGAACAACAGACACCGCTGGTTCTCCTTTCTCAAAGATAGTATCAACGACTGCCTGAACGCTTCTAGCGGTGCTGATGCCCACTTTATCAAAAACAGGCACACAAACTAGTCCAAACGTCTTTGTAGCGCCTCCTGTCCTTATTACACGACCGATTGATTGAGATAGTCCAATAAAATCCATATTTCTCATAAACAACACCGCTTCGAGTCCCTTGACGGAAATCCCCTCACTGAGAATGCTGTGGTGCATCACAACGAACTTACGATGCTCTTCTGTGCCCCACTGATTAAGAGTCTTGAAGAATACTTCACGAGATACTTTCTTGCCGTCAATGATAGCACCAGTCTTGCTAGTGATAAACATCCAGTGATAACCACGTTCGTGCAACTGAGCACAGAAATCAGATTGAGTAACAAGACGGACAATCTGTTTTGTGGAACGTGCAGCAATCAGAATCTTGCCGATCTCGTTATCATCAATGGTATCCAACAGATTCTTAGAATCAGATTGCTTGAAGTCACCCTGAGGTAACTCCTGAACAACAACTTTAGGAGGAAGAATGTAACCTTCCTTGACTAGTTGTGGTGCAGGAACGTTGCAAATCACCTGACCATAAACCTCAGGGTCATTCATTCCTGGTTTGAATACAGTCAACGAATGCTTGGGTGTTGCAGTAAAAAAATAGCAACGATCTGTATCGTGAGAAAAGAATTCAGTAGAGGGGAAAAAGTTACGCTGAACGCTGTTGTGTGCCTCATCAAAGTAAATTGTATTCACTTCAATGTCTGCCTCTTGAATACGATGCAGCGAGTGATATGTGGTGAAGATGATAACATTCTCACCAGCAGTTCTTGCAGTGTTGTTGAACAATGCAATCTTTTCAGGTTTAGTAGTGCTGAAGTGCTGAGTTTCACCACTATGAACGTGCATAATGTGAGTATAAGAACCGTCAATCAGTTCCATAAACTCCTTACACAACTGGTCGGCAAGCAATAGTCTAGGTGCTACAACAACAATAGTAGAACCATTATCAATATACTTTTGATTATCAACAATGTCTTGAATCATGCAGATGGTTTTTCCACCACCTGTCGGAATTATTACCTGGCCCTTGTCATATGCCAGCATAGCATTCAGTGCTTTGCGTTGATGGGGTCGCAGAGTGATGGTCACGGGCATTTGCTTGGTATGGATATAATATAGAGCATTCAGGGGGTCAAGTCAAGGGGTCTGTGCCGCTTTTTAAACTGTCCCTTATTCTTTTTGACCTCAACCTGTTATATTCTCTCTTGTTTTGTAGTTTTTCCTCTTCATTCTTAAAGCGTGACTTACCTTTATTCCAGGGGTCTTTGCCTCTCATTACCTCACTTAATGCTTTTCTATGTTCTTCACTCTTTGTTCTGCCTTTTAGCGCCCTTGATATTCTTTTACCACGTTCGGGTCCAAAGTTCATTTCCAATCCCTTATTCCACCCCGATATATCATTCTTGGGGGGATTATCGCCGCCATTAGTTCTGTTTATCAATATGCCCGTTTGTATATCTTTGCGACCATATAGAGCAATCAACTCTATCTCGTGCTCTAATGCTTCTTTCTCTGTATTAAACCGCTCTAAGATAACTCGACTATCTTTACTCGGTAACTTTACAAACTTTGTATGGTATTGGTTAATTCTTCTACCAGTTCCCTTACCGATATAGTAGGGGGTTCCGTCTTTTCGCAGATATGCGTAGGTATAGTAATCCATTATAAGATTGCGGGGGTATTACTATTTATTATACTATAATCGGGGCCTTACGTCAATACGCCCCCGCAGTGACTGCCCCGTGAATGGTATTATAGCATAAAAAATGAGGGTGCAACCACCCCCTGACCACTTCTCCAAGTGTCACACTCAATTAGGATACTCATTCATATCATCCCAAAATTCTTTCCAATCTCTTGAAGTTGCATTCGTAATTTCATCTTTAGATTTATAAGGTACAAGACCTTTTAATCTAGCAATTGTGTCTGCTGCTTTACTCGCTTTATCCAAATGATAGTCGATATTTATTTCACATGCTTCAATAATTGACCGTGCAATCTCCTCAGGATTACAATCATCTTGATCAATAACCTCACCTAGAACATCTTTTAGGTTATTGAGACTGAACTTCTTGTAATCAAAGTTGTCCACGTTTGTCTTGGCGTATTGCTTCCTCTACTATACACCGAACTTGCTCAGGTGTCAAGGAATTGAGAAACTTCCATTGTGGGTCTTCTTTGTCCCATTCTAAGACGTATTGCCCGTCGTCCTGTTGTTTTACTTTTAGACTATCCATAATCACTCCAGTTTAATATAAGGGGCAGAGAAACTTGCTTGGGAACTTGCATACGAGTACAAGTCTTTTACGACTTCATCCTGTATCTGTGGATTGGCATTCTTCATTGTCAATAACAATATCAATACCAAATACTTAGAGTAACGATACTTATTTGATTTAAGTTTAATTGTCTGTGCTGTTGCATCTACGTCACTAATTAAACCATATGCTTTCATCATAGTGGCAATCTGTTTGCAATGTACATCACTATTTGCCTCTGCGAGTCTAGCAGATTCTTTTGAAGTTGGCAACTGTTGTAGACCATGACGCTTGAGAATGTAGTTAATAGGACCGAGAGATACTTTACCCTGATTTGCAGATGCTCCCTTAATTTCACCCTGCCAACCAGTTAATGATGTCTCACCACCAAAACTTCTAAACTGAATCTTTTCTGTCGTTGCAGTTCCCCACTGAATGTAACCATCCATGGAGTCAAACTTTGTAGTTGTACCCTTGAAACTTGCTGATATAATCTTAACATCACCGGGGAAATTCTTCTCAGTAATTCTACCTGTGTTGCTTGTAATCTTCTTCAGTGATACACCAATCACCCTATTTGTTTTAACTAACTCAAGCATCTTAGCATTTAATCCTTTCAAGGTCTTTTCTGCTGCTATTTGTTGTACAGCACCCTGATCAGATATCATGTAGATATCAGCAGGACTCCACTTGTTAAGGTTACCAAATGCTTTCTCTTCACGGTTGATTGCTGTAAATGCACCCTCAATTATATTGACTAATTGTGATCCACGATGGAATGTAAATTTACCTTTATTATTATATTTCTGATACAAAGCATTTGCACCAGCAATAGATGAGTTCACCCAGTCATCAGGAAGACTGTTAATCATCTTACCAAAGTCTTCATCAGTGATTGCAGTTCCTACAGCACGTTGAAAGTTATCCTTAGATATATCCTTGTTAGTTATCTTTCTC